AGGCAGTGCTTTTCCCATAATAACCGCCGTAAAGGTCTCGGCTAGACAACCTGCCCTGCACATGATGCAGCACTTGCTGGTCACCCATGTAAATGGCTGCATGGTTTGGTACGGGTGAAACCAGATTCATCAAAATCAAATCACCGCGCTGAACTTCGCTTAGTGAGATTTTTCGAAATCCTTCCTTGCTGAAGTTGTCCAGATACAAGTTCTGACCGTGGTCCCACCACTGATCACGCCTGTCATAGTCACGCAATTCAATGCCGTACTCCCTTGCGTACCAGTCGCGCACAAGGGTGTAACAGTCGACCACGCCGTGGACAAACTCACGTCCCACATACGGCAACTCAAAACCAGCTGGCTCGCAGTAACCCCATGCTTCGGTGTTTGGGTTGACGATGAACCAGGGCAACTCTGACTTTTCGCAAGCCACACGATCAGCTGTTGATGGCTCAGGCCTTGTAATCGGATGACTATGCACAATCGCCACCACCTCGCCTTGATCCTCTACTTCGTTCCAACCGCTAAGAACAAAGTGCTCATCAGGTGTTTGAGCAATGTTTTGGCACGGAAAATACTTGCGTCGTCCTTTGACAACAGCAACCAAGCCACAGCACTCACGAGGTGCTTCAGCCTTGGCGTGCTCAAGAATCTCAGCCTTCATGGCTGCTGACAACCGCATCATTTGGTAAGACCTGCTCCAGGGAACGATCCAAATGGCAGCTCGGCGTTATCGCCAAAACGGCACTTGCAGCTGGCAATACGTTTGCCGCATACGTCCTCAGCATCAGTGGTCACACCTTCGTTGTTCACGTCAAAACGCCTGAAGTTGGTGCCGTCGATTGTTTTGCCTGGGCCAACAGAAGGGCTGTAACCACATTCCGGTGACTTGTAAATCCACTGGCAGACGTTGGCGATGACCTGACGCTTAGGCAGCTTTTGACCCGCCAAATCAAACTTGCTGGCAAGCTCGAACGTCACTGTGTCGCGTGACTCACTCGCCTTGCGGTCGATAAACCAACGCTCTTGTGGGAACTGAGCGTTTGGATCAGGCACGCCGCTGGGATTCCCAACCGTTTCAGGGTTAAGGGTGTCTCCGCCTTGCGTCAGCAACGTGTCGCCGTTTTGTGCAATCGCAACGTTCTCAAAACGGAAGTTGATGTCGTCAAGATATTTCTTGAGCGTACGGATGCGCCGAACCTCCGCTCCACCAAGGTCATTGCCTGCTGTTGTGGCATTAACCAGCGCCAACAACACAGTCATAGTGCTGTCGAGATTGCTGACCGTCAGCGTTGGGCGAGGCAACGTTCCAGTGCTCGTGTACTCAAAGCCCTCTGCTTTGACCGGCAATCGTGTGTACTCGTTGCCGTTGAAAACTACGTTGACATCTTGGTTACGGTCGTTTCGACTCATTCCAGCGTGCCAGCGATACACGTCTGAACTGCCATGCAGGCTGCTGTCTAAACGCAGTTCAAACAACTCGATAACCGCGCTAGGCGCAAGCTTCAGCAGCTCGTCGTAAACAGCTGAAATTGCTGCCCAAACAACGGTGTTGTCTTTAACCGCACCAGCGGCAACACATTTGCCGTCAAACAGAAAAAGACAACTGGCAGCTACCTCGGCGTCTACTGCTACGTCTACTGATGAGTCATATCTAAGAACTTCTGTAGGCCAAACAGGCTCTGACGTGCCAGACGTGCCCGCTTGAATACATCTAAACCAAAGACTGTTGCCATAAGCCGTTGTGGAACGACGAACGTCTCCAACAGAAAACGCGGTGCTAGCGGTCCAAACTGCTACTGCCATTACGGTTCAAAGACTTCACGGAACGTTGCCTGAATTGTGGCGCGGTTTAAGTAAGGAATCGACTTGCTCCACGTCTCGCAGACAAACTTCGAGCTTGAAGCCTCTCCTGGCGGCGTGAAGTCGAATGGAGCGTTGTCGTCTGCACGAGCATCCAAAAACGTTTCGATAGTGTCGGCGTCAGACTCAGACACCTCAAACGTCAGGTTGTAGGTCTTAGGGTTTTGATTGAGACCAAAAGTCAGTCGGGCTTCGTAGCCGTCAGAAAATTGCACCTTGCGAAAACTTGGTGCGCTGCTTTTTTGCAGCCCATACGTTGGAGTGATTGACGGGAAAGTAGCCATTAGCTTGCAAGAAGACCGCCAGGACGTTTCTGCTTGACTAGCTCAGCTTGGACTGCAGCGCCAAGCATTTTGCCAAGTTGTGCTGCCTGATCAGCGTTGCCTTCGACAGACGAACCAGAAGCATCCACGTTCACCGTCACATTAGCGCTGCCCATTGCGCTGTTTGGAACGATATTGCCCTGCGCTCCAGGGACAAACAACTCAGGCCCACGCTCACCGACTATGTAAGGACGACCTGCGCCAACCGCCCCACCAAGCGCTCTTTCTGTAAATGCATTCGTAAAATCACCAGCGTTAAAAGGTTGAGTTACATACTGCTGAACCCCGCTGATGTTTAACCCCTGAGACGCTGTAGACCCTCCACCGCCACCAAAGAACTGCATTCCAATGCCCAGGATCTTCATCTTGATCTGAGCTGCAATCATCTCTGCAGCCATATCAAGGAAGTGATCTGCTGTGCGCTGGAACAGGTTGGCCAACGCTTGCTGAGCACTCATGCTGCCGTCAACAATGCCTCGGAATGACTCAGCAAATGAGTTGCCCAGACTTTCTGACAGAGCGATCAACTGGTTGACGGGATCCATCAATGTATTGATCTGACCCTGAATCGCTTCGATTGCATCGTCCAACCGATCACGATCAGTTTTTGCAGCATCGCGAGCAGCATCTTTAGCCTCTTTGGCTTTGCCCTCCAGCTCCAGCCTGCGCTCCAAAAGCTGGTTGATCTTTTCCTGAATCTTTCTTTCAAGCTCTTGAGTCTCTGCTTTTGCTTTCAGAGCCTCAAGATTCAAAATATGGAAGTCAAGCTCATCGCTCTGTTTTTCTTTTAACCTGTCGATTTCTTTAACTTGCTTGTTGATCTCAACCGTCTGTTGAGCAACCGCTGGAACAACACCAGCACGAATTAGCTCGCCATACTCACGCTCGAAAGCTGCTTTGTCTTTAATTGCATCAAGTTGATCTTGAAGAGGTCTTGCAATGTCCTTGGTTCGAGCAAGACTTGCTTCTGCAAGCTGAAGCGACTCCCGTTCAAACTTGAGGTTTGCTGCTTGAATTTCCCCAAATTCTCTGGCTTTGATTAAGTTCTTATCTTCTTGATCGCCATACTTCTCCAGCTCTGCTGCAGCAACCGCTTTTGCCTTCGTTGTTGCGAGTTCGCGAGTCAAAATGATCCGTGCTGCCTGTGACTGCCTGCCTTGCAGCTGAAGCAACTCCTGTTCTGCCCCTATTCGACCACGAACAATCTCAAGTCGTTTTTTGAGGTTGATCGTTGGATCAGCGACTGTGCCGGTTCCAGTATCAAGATCAGCAAGGAGCGCTGCGCGTTCATCAGTGATTGTCCTAGCCTCTTCGTCAGTTACAGGCTTTTGTTTTACTGTCCGAAGAGCAGTGCTTGATCTTCTAAACGCTCGCGACGAACGCGTTCTACCTTCGGCTCTGAGTTGCTCATTTGTAAGAACTACATCTTTTTCTTTCAACCTGTTAATGCCGACAGCAATAGCTCGTCGCCTTTCATCCATGTCAGCGATATTTCTCGTTTGCTCAAACAGTTTTCTAGCGGCTTTGTCGTCAAAGTTGTCAGCAATGTTTAGGATTGCGTCAGCAAAAGTATCTGCATCCTTAATTCCAGCAATAAGATCAAATTCAGCTTTTGAACCAAACAATTTGCCAGCTTTAATGGCTAAATCGCCGCTACCAAGAAACTTAAAAGCACCGGCAAGTTCTAATGCCTCTTCTTTTGTAATTTTCAGTCTTTTAGCAAGTTGATCAATATCATCGGCGAAAAGTTTTGACTCACTGCCAGCTCGAACAAATTCTTTATTAAGCTCCTTAAGCCCAGCGTTAAACTTGAGCTGTTTGTCAACAACTTCTCCAAGCGCTGTACCGAGAATGCCGAGCGCGAATCCAAATTGACCGCCAATAGCGCCACCAGCCGCACCACCGATGCCGCCGAGTGCAGCTGCTTGCATACTTTGGCCAAACAGCGCAGGAAAGGCACCGCCAATCAATCCACCGCCAATCGCTCCACTAATCCTGCGGTTACGAAGCCTGCGGGCAATAGGAGAACCTGCAATCCTTCTTCCCCCTTGAATTGCATTAGCAGCAAAGCCTCTTCTTGCTGGCTCAGGACCGATTGGTGCGCTGTATTGAGTGGTTGGAACTCCAGGAGTTCGTGCCAGCTCTTCATTAACTCGCCTAATGGCTGCAAACAGCTCTCGATACTCTGCAGTACCCCGGTCTACCTGGCCAATTACGCCTTGCAGCGTCTCTGAATAAGTACGGAGAGCGTTGGTTGTATTAGCAGGTTTAAAAGCAAGCAGATCTTGAATTGACTGACTCTTTGCAAACTGCGCTCCAGAACGCCCACCGCCTGCTGCCATGTCCCTAAAAGCAGCCGCAGTGGTCTCTGCTTCTTTGTTTAACCGTCTTAGCTGAATAATTGAACGGGTAAAATCTGTTTTAACGATGGCACGGGTAAAGTCAGCCCAAGCGCCTGAACCAAATTTTACGCCTCTCCTGTAAGCATCTAGCTGCTTGCTTTGCTCAGCCAAAGCGGCAGAGCTTTTTCTAATCTGAGCAGAACTTTTTGCAAAAGCTTTTGCAGAATCAATAGCTTCTTTTTTATTTCTTTTTTGCCGTTCAGCGTTCTTCTCTAACTGTTTGTTTAGCTTTTCTGTATTCGCTCCAGCTTCTTTTAGCTGGTCTTTAAGTTTTTTTTCTGTCGCAATCAGCTCTTTCAGCTGATTCGTCAAGCGAGCAACACTCTGCGCTTGTACGTTTACGCCAATGTTAATGCCATAATCGGCCATGGCTAAACGTACAGCGACTGCTCAGCCAAGTCTATCGTGCCTACCGCATCTTGGCCCTTTGAACCATCTTCGCTTGGTCTCTAGCCTTTTCCTCTTCCTCGTTTTTCAACGAGTAATACGCTGACCAGCTCACCAACTCTTCTTGAGTCAACTGCTGCGTCAGCATACCAACCGTCATGCCAAGCTTTTCGGCAAGGAAAAAGATGAAAAACCAGTCGTTACTAGCTTTTCAAGCTTGCTTTAGCGTCCTCCACTTTGTTTTCCGCGCCAGAAGACAGCATGGCGAGCTGAATGTCCTGAAGCACACCGGCTTCGACTGAGTTTTTCAGCACTGCTTTTTCGCCGTCCTGAAACAACCGCTTGCCGTCAGCATCCAATGCCTTGCGAATCATCATGCTCAGCGCAAAATCGCCTGAGTCTTCTGAATCAGCGGTTTTTTGAATTGCTTCGCGCTCAGCAATGGTCAAAGGGTGCCAGTAAACCTCCAGCACCACCTCGCCATCTTGCTCAACTGCGTGTTTATACAGCTGACTGACACCAAACTTGTTGCGAAGAAGCTCTACAGCTCGCATTGAGAAATGACCTGCTTTCAATAGAATACTACGCTGTTGCCGTAAATTGGCAAGAAATTACTCCAACAAAGTGCGACCTGTCTTCGATGTTTAACGGTGTAGGCCCAACAATATCTAGCACTCTAGGCTTGCTGCTAAACGTATCGGTATAACCGCTAGCGTTGACTGAGGTCAGACCGTCGATGACTGACTCGCTGATCGCCGAAAGCACTGCCGTGCCAGCAGACTTGGGGACATAGACGTTGCATTGAATCGTTCCAGCGTAATAATCCTGAGCCGCGCCTTGGTTTTGGAGCGTGGACTGCCCAAAACTAACCGTCATTAAAATATATTTTTTAGTTTTGCCAGGCGTTGTAAACGCCACGTTGTCGTAAACCATCAACACTGTGTTGTCAGCAGCTGCAACTGCATCTGTCACGGCCTTTTCAAAAGCAGCGCGAGCGTTTACAAGAGTCATTGCGCCACCTCAAAGTAATCAATATAGGTCTTGCCTTTAAATGATCCAAACTCTCCGACACCACCTTTGCCTGCAACAGAAATCAGTGCCCTACGACGCTCTTTAAAGTTTCGCTTGACCATTTCTCGCATTTCTGGACCTTGGACAAATCGCTGCACTCTTCCGTCTTCTAACGCCCAAACCGCATACTTGACCTGATTGCCAATAAAAACACGTCGCTTGTAGTTAAACTCCTTATCAGGTGGATAAAAACGAGGGTCAATTTTATAGCCCTTGTCTACTTTGCTATTTGTATTCCCTTTTTTAGCCCATTTGGCCTTGCTAAGACTAAGCCAGGGCTCTTCCAATTCATCAATCGGTTGAATTTTACGCCTATCTGCCTTCCAGCTTGAAGCAAAGAAACCCGTATAAACAGGACTACGTTTTTTAGTAGCAAGCTTTCGCATGATCTCGCGAGTAAGCCGGTTAAAGCTTTCCTGCATGTGAGCCTCAAGATCAGGCATGATTTGATCCGTGCCAGCGCGTTTAGCCATCAGAACCTCACCAACAGCTGATACAGATACTCCTGATCACCCTTGAACGTCCGAATGTCCGTGATCTGAGCAACACGATTAGACCCTGCATACTTCAGCGTTACCGTGTCTTCAAACGTGGGCTGATTATCTCCAATCTGATCAGGTGTGATATACAAGCGAGCCTTACGCTCCTCGCGCCCTTCCTCCTCTTCAGCGTCAACAAACTCGACTGGAACGTCGAAGGAGTAAGTCGTATCAGTCGTTGTCAGCGCTCCGGTGCTGGTGTTGTATGTCGGAGATGTCTTGCGGGTGTACGTGATCGTGTGATCAAACGACTTACCCAAGTCAGCAACGACCTGCTTAGCAACGTTCTTAAAAAGGCTGTCGAGTGCGCCTGCCATCTCAACCCCTCACCATACGGACCTGATAGCTCCCACTACCGCCAAGGCAGTAAGCACCA